TTAAGCGAGTTGGAATTTAAATATGATATCTACATTATCAGCAGTAACATCAACCTTTGATACAAGGTTGTTGACGATTTTCTTTTTATTATCATATGATAGTTCATTAATCGGAATTGAGCCCAACTGAGTTTTAACTAACTCAAAAACATCAGTAGAGTCATTAAATTTATTTTCGCTAATCTTAGCTTTAAGCAGCTTTTTCTCAGCCTGAAGGGAATCAGTACGATCTTTCAACTCATCCATAGTGATAAAATCATTTAGGTACAAATCAGAGTTCTTTTGTATTTTTTTATCGATCTGTGAAATTTGCTTTTTAAATGACGAAGTATCAAGAATAGGTTGGTTGTTGCCATTGATAATTTTCAATAAGGAGTCATTATTTTCTTGAAATCCAATCAGGTTGTCAATAACAGTATTTTCTAAATTACTTAAATCATAATTTCCTGAATCACACTTTTTATTGTCATTATATACTGTAATTCCTTTTGTTTTTCGAGGGAACCTATTTGCACACTGATATTTCATAGTACGGCTTCCATCTTTTCTTTTGTGGCCAAGAACAATTTTTAAAGGTGCTCCACAGTAACCGCACCTTGCCATCCCTGATAACATATATTTGGCTTGGAAAGGTCTAGGATTGTTGTTTCTTTCATAAGTCTGCTGTTGTCTTTTTTCTAGCTCTTTTTGAACTTTTAAATAAGTCTCATAAGGGATAATTGGTTTGTGCATACCTTCAAATAGACTGTCCTTAAATTTGATATAACCACAGTAAACCGGATTATCAAGTGTTTGTCTTAGGGTACGATAAGACCACGGTATATCTTTACCGATGTGTCCAGCTTCATTGAGTTTATCTCTTAGTTTGGTAAGCGATACCCCTGAAAGATAATCAGTAAATATTTGTTCAACTATTGTAGCTTGTAAAGGAACGATTTCTAATATACCTGTATCTTTGTTGTGGTAATATCCAAAAGCTGTTTTGGCCCACATCATAGACTTACCAGATTTCGCTCGTCCAAGTTTTCCCATAGTCATTCGTTCTTTTATATTCTCTCTTTCAAACTCATTAATTGCAGAAAGAATAGTGAGAAACAAGCTACCCATGGCAGAAGAAGTATCAATACTTTCATTAAGCGAGATAAAGTCTATTTTATTTTTTGTGAACACATCCTTAACTAGATAAAGAGTATCTCTTACACTACGGGAAAGACGGTCTAGCTTATATACAAGGACTGTATCAAAAATTTTATTATCGATATCGTTGATTAATCTTTGCATTGCTGGGCGTTCAAGTTTGGCCCCTGAAAAACCAGCATCAGTATAAGTATCAGATACTTGCCACCCCATTGCTTCAGCATATTTTGTTAAACGGTCAATTTGCTCATCAATTGAGAACCCTTCCTCTGCTTGGTTAGTAGTGGATACTCGTGTATAGATTGCTACTTTCTTAGTCATTGTTTTTGTACCTCATTTTTGTTAAAATGGTATAGTAAAAAGCTTGTTAAAAGCCTTTATACTATTTTATAGTTTTAATCCACCCTCGTCCGTCCAAAGATAGGGTGGATTTTTTATTTTGTTATTTATAATCTTTAGCAGTACCGACATCTACTGTTACTTCGGAACCGATATTTGATTTTGCAATCGTTTCACCTTTGGAATTTACAACTTCAGTAGGACGGTTTCCATAATTGTCTTCTTTGCCTTGCTTTGTTGTTAGATTCCATCCACTTGCCAAAACATTCGTAGTTTCTCCACTTGTTTCTTTTACCACTACATAAGTATCGGGAACTTTTTTTATTTTTTTCTGAGTACTCATATTGAAGAGTAGAAGGCCGAGAGTGGCAAGTGATAGTACAAGACTTGATATTGTCATGATAAGTTGCAATTTTGTTCTTTTCATAATAAATAATACTCCTATCTAGCTTTTAACGAGATTCAAGATGTTGCTCGTATATTTAATTATAAATCAATTTCTACTTTGACGGCTTGACCGATTACAGCTGCTGGATTGTCTTGTGTAGCAAATTGGTCTTTAAATTCTTTGTTGATTGACACAAGTCTCAAGCAATCTATTTCATGATAAACTTTTTTTAATGTTGCCTGACAATCATCTTGGAAAAGAACAGCTCCAATAGTACCGTCAGTCACATCAGGAACAGCTTCAATTAATACATAAGATCCAAACGGAATCTTTGGCTCCATGCTATGACCATCAACCATTAACCAATAATAATCACGGGCAGATGATAAGAAGTGCGCAGGTACTGGTCTTGTACCGTCGAAGTTTTCTACTGCATCAAGAGGAAGTCCGGCCGCTATCCTACCAAGAATAGGAACATCTATCATGTCTTCATCAGGTTCATATTCCATAGTATTTGCAGGCATAGTGAAGTTTTCTAAAATCTTTCTACTTATATATGGTGGTAAATCATCAGGTATCTTATTAATCGGAATCACTTTAGATTCCTTTTTCTTTTCTTGGTTTTGCTCATCTAATTGATTGGTTGCAGTGTTTAAAACAATTTTCTGACGTGGTTCTTCAAGCTGTGAACTGATTTTATTTATTTCGGATAGAGTAGAAGAAACATTTATCCTTGTTGAATCGGTTTGAGGGAAGAAGTCGTCAATTGCAACATCAAATACTTCTGAAAGTTTTATCAGTTGAGGTTTCTTAGGAGAACGAATACCTACTTCATAATTAGATATAGTAGTTTTTCCGACTCCTATTTTTTTTGCCAGTTCTTCTTGACTCAAGCCAAAAGATTTTCGGTAGTCTTTAATTTTAGAACCTACATATTTATTGATTTGTTCAATTTCCATAAACACATTATATAAGAAAAAACCACGTTTTGCAAACTTTTTTTGTCAAATGACGTTTTTTTCTTGACAAACCACGAAAAGTGGACTATAATTAATTCATAAAGTCAAACAAGCGAACAAACAAAACAGTTGCGAAGCTTCTGTGAATGTAGTTACACGTTGTATTCAACTCAGCGTAAGTAGCAAGTTTGGCAAATAAAAAGTCCCAGAGGGGCGGAAAGGAATCTGTATGGCAAAAATAAAATCTTATATTCCAAAGTATTCAAGAGAACGGCAAAAGAAAAGGCAGCTAACAAATTTATTTGTAGCTACCATACCTAAAAAAGATTTTGAAGTTACTCTTAACTTGGGATATGCGTATCAGCACGTTTCAAGTGTTCTAATAACTCTTGATCACTTAAACCAGATACAAGAGTTCTCAAACGCTTATCTTCAACCTTTAAAAGTTGTTTAGCACTCTCAGAATTTTTTTGTACCTCTTCTGGAGAGCCAAAGTTGTTACGAAGAAAGTCAGCTCGAAGATAATTAAATACTTTCTCTTCGCAAGATTTTCTAGTATCATCATTTTCATTAAATAAATTCAAAGTAACATCCTCCTTTCTATAGTACTAAGCAAATACCTCAAATATCTGCTCATAGCTATTATACCAAGGAGATAACAAAAATACACACACAGAAAGGAGCCAGTATGGCAGTAGAAAAAGAATTAATTGCTCTGCGAGCAGACGAAAAAATATCTCGAAAAGAAATGGCAGAACTTATTGGGACAACACCAGAAACTTATCGAAAAAAAGAACTCGGAGAAAGTGATTGGTGGGGGGCAGAAATGTTCTTGATTGCTTCCAAGTTCAATAAACGAATTGATGATATTTTTTTAGACAAAAAGTCCACGAAAAGTGGCTTTGAAAAAGCTAGTTAGAAAACTGAAATAAGAAAGGATTCAAAAATGAATCAATTAATTACAATCACACAAAACGAAAACAACGACCAAGTAGTAAGCGGTCGTGAACTACATGAATTTTTAGGAGTAAAAACACCATACACACAATGGTTCAAAGATATGTGCAAGTATGGATTCATTGAAAACATTGACTTTGTATTGGTTTCAGAAAAAAGTGAAACCAATAATCCTAGAAATCCATTTACAACTATTATCAATCATGCCCTCAAACTTGACATGGCAAAAGAAATTTCCATGATTCAGCGTAACGAAAAAGGGAAACAAGCTCGTCAATATTTCATTGAAGTTGAAAAAGAACTCAAACAACAGCTTTTACCGCAAACTCCTGAACAACAAATTGCATTACTCGCTCAAGGTAACGTGAACTTGAATAAAAAAGTTGAACAAATCGAAAATTCAGTTCTTGATTTGACTGACCGATTCGGACTTCCATCAAATAAAGCTAAAGTTTTGCAAAAGAAAGTAGCAAGCAAAGTTTATATGTTTACTGGCGGTAAATATTCAAACGCTCATAAGAAGTTAGGAGCTAAGGTATTCAGAGAGTTTTATAAAGATTTGAACAATCGCTTCGATGTTGTGAAATATAGCGATATTCCATTAAGCCGTTATGACGAAGCAACAGAATATCTTGATATGTGGCAACCATCATTCAATACAACGCTTGAAATTCGTGGATTGAACTCACAAACCAGCTTTGATTTTGAAGCTTAGAAAGGAAAGCACATGGGGGATAAAAGAAGCCCAACAAAAACAGTTACTTCATGGCCAAATGTAACATTTTGGTCAGAGGGCAAAACAAATAGTATGAACAAAGAAGAGTTCGAGGAATTCAAGTCACGTACAGTTTGGCCGAATGGAGTTGGTGAAATGCGAGTAAGGGATGCATACAACACAGTTATGGAAAGGCTAAAATCATGACCTACACATACATAGTCAACCCAGAAACGGGCGAAATCCTGTTTGACCTATTCCACGACTTAATCACACAGAACATTCGAGCAATCAAACTTATTGCTAAGAAATTAAATGCGGTGCTCCGCTAGAAAAGAGAAATTTATGATACATCACTACATCACAAATTACGGAGCAGAAATGCCTGACGGAAAGATTGAGAATAGAGTTGAATCTTGGATTCAGATCAACTTTTTCAAATGGTGCTTTTGTATAGCAAAAAGACGCATCATTTTAGATACGCCTTGGGAAGATTAAACTTTTTTCCATCCTTGACCAGGTTTCTCTGTTGGAGGCAGAGGTTTCCCAGGTTTGTGGTGGATAGGTGCATGAGTAGTTTTTCCACCACGAGGCCCAACTTGTTTATAAGTTCCGCCAGCAGGTTTTTCTCCTGGTTTATTTACCAAATCGTAATCTCCTTTCTCAAATATTTTGAATAAAAACAGCTAGCCGCGGTATTTCATTCTACTATATTGTATCAAAATACATTTTGCTACACAAATCAAAGATACAAGATATTGTGTCAAAAAGTATTTACATTTAAAGGAGACACAAGATGTTGTGGTTAATTATTGAAGAAAAACTTAAAGAAAAAAACATGTCAATATACCGACTTTCTAAATTATCAGGAATCAGTACGCAATCCTTATCTGCTATCAAACTTGGTCAATCTAAGAAACCTAGCTTTGAGATAGTCGTTAAGATAGCTGAAGTGCTTGATATTGACTTAAACCAATTTAAAAAGAAAGGAAAATAATGGAAAAAGAAGTGCTTAAAAAAGCAGAAAAAATTATGGAACTGGCAGAAAGTATTGTTGATGACCTTCAAGATAACTCAAAAACATACACTGAAGCAATCGACAAATTACAAGCTATGAAGTTAGAGACGCAATTAGATGATTTCATCTATTCAACTCTACACTTGAGAATGGTACAAGAAAAGCCGACCGTAAAGGATCGACTTAGATTTGATTAAAGCTTTCCACTTAAGCGGTTTTCACGACGTTGCTTATTGGCTAACTTGCTAGACTCTTGTTTTACCTGATATTGAACAATTTCATCAATTGCATTTGATAAATTTTCAGTGAATTCAATACCATGTTTTTCAAGAATGGTTTTAATAAGTTCTTGATTCAAATCGAAATCGCTCCTTTCTATAAAACTAAGCAAATACCGCAAATATCTGCTCACAGTAATTATAGCACTCGGAGAATTAAAACGCATACATAGAAAGGAAACTAATGGAAACAACAATCATAAACGGACGCAAAGTTCGAGTGTTGCCAACCAATGTTGGACAAATCTATCATGATTTAATCAAAAGAGAAAATCGTGGAGTAGTAGTCTTTGAAACTTGGCAACGTCCAGACGGAAGTATTTATATGACTTCACGCAAAAAGAATAAACAAGAGCTTGCTGCTGATAAAGCTGCAATGCTTAATGAATGTATTTCAGACTGGAAAAAAGTTTGGAACTAAAAAAGCCCGCACGGGCATGCGGACTAAGACGTGATACATCTTTATATATTTTTATATCTAGATTATATCACGTTTCAACAAAAATAAGAAACGGAGAATTTAAAAATGGCAAATGAATTAGGAATCTTTAGTGTTGATAATTTAAATATGACCACAATTAAGCAATATTTAGATGGTGGTGGCAAAGCAAGTGATGAGGAACTTGTTTTACTTATTAATCTTTGCAAACAAAACAACATGAATCCATTTATGAAAGAAGTTTATTTCATCAAATATGGTAATCAACCAGCTCAAATCGTTGTATCTCGTGATTTTTATAGAAAACGAGCTTTCCAAAATCCAAACTTTGCAGGAGTCGAAGTTGGTGTAATTGTTCTAAATAAAGATGGGGTTATTGAACATAACGAAGGAACATTCAAAACTCATGATCAAGAATTAGTTGGTGCATGGGCTAGAGTTCATTTAAAAAATACAGAAATTCCAGTATATGTTGCAGTTTCTTATGATGAATACGTTCAAATGAAAGATGGACACCCTAATAAGATGTGGACTAATAAACCATGTACAATGCTTGGAAAAGTAGCTGAAAGCCAAGCGCTGAGAATGGCATTTCCTGCCGAGTTTTCAGGGACTTATGGCGAAGAAGAGTATCCTGAGCCAGAAAAAGAACTTCGTGAAGTGAATGGTGTAAAAGAACCTGACCGTGCACAAATCGAATCTTTTGATAAGGAAGACTACGCAGCAAAGAAGATTGAAGAGTTGAAAGAAAAAGTTCAACCTCAAAAAGAAGTTGTTGAAGAAACTGGCGAAGTTATTGATGCAGATCCTTTGGAGGGATTCTAAAATGAGTGAAGTTATTGAAAACGAAGAAGTAAAAGATATTCAAATTGAGTTTAAGCCGGCTGTTATAAATATTCTTGAAGAAGAAAAATTCAAAGAATCTATTAGTCGAGTCGTTGCAGAATATACTGGTCACGTTCCAAGCGTAGAAAATTTAACGGTTGATAGAAAAACTCGGGCGAGCTTGAATAAACTAATTACTAAGATTGAAACAAGACGTAAAGAGATTAAAAAATCAATTAATGTCCCTTACGCAGAGTTTGAAGGTTGGTACAAAAAAGCGATTGCTCCAATGGAAAAAGTCATTGAAACAATTGATGCAGGAATCAAAAAAATTGAAGCTGAGCAAAAAGAATCAAGAAAAAAAGTTGTTCATGAATTATTGGTTGAACTGACAACAGACACAGAAGTAGATTCACGAATCTTTGAAAACTTTGTTGATGATTGGGCCAAATCATCAAACTTTAATGATATTAAGCCTAAAAAACAGCTTATTGATTCTATTACTTATGTCATTGATGGTGAAAAGCAAAAGATTGCTGAATACAAATCTGCAAAACAAAGTATTTCAGACTTTTGTTTCGGAAACAATATAACTAGTACACCGTATATTAGAATGCTTGATAGTGGAAAAACTGTCAGTGAAATAATGGCAGTAATTACCGAAGATGTTCTTTTTGAGAAGCAACGCAAAGAAGCTGAGGAAAAGCGAAAAGAGGCAGAAAAACAGAGACAAGCTGAACTTGAAAAACAACAGCAAGAATACGAAACAAGAAAACTTGAAGAATCATTTAATGCTCTGCCCTCTCATGTTGGCCAAGAAAACGCAATAGCATTATCTCAACCAGAAGTAGTTGAACATGTTAAAGAAGAATTTGATAAAAAAGCTTCTCAATCACATTCTGAACTACCATATAAAGAACCAGAACAAATATATCATGCGGTAATTCTAGTAGAATTTGATATTAAATTTGGAGATATCGAAGCTAAAGACGAATGGAAAAAAGACATCGAAAAAAGTGGTGGCCGAATCAAAGAAGTGCCAGTATGGGAAAAAATTAAAAACATTTAATCTATGAGCAAACTGCAGTCCTCACTAATCCTGAGCAGTAGAATTAGAAATAATTCAACTTTAGCAAAGCCACCTTGGGCGGTGGTTTCGTATTTAGTCAAAGCTGGAGGGTGGCGGAACGAGCCGTAAAGTCAATGAGTATTTAGTGTTTACACATAACCACTCATCGCCAGCTTTTAATTTGAAATATAAAACTTGAAATAATTATAGAAGAAAGGAGAAAGTTTGGAACAAAGTACAAAGTTTTTTAACCAAATACCAGTGCCAATTATTGAAGCTGATGATTTAAATGATTTTGAAAAACTTCTTTTTAGTGAAATATATACTATGGCCAATTCTTACGGAAGTATTTTTCCGTCAAATGGATATCTTGCTAAAAGGTACGGGAAAACAAAAGGAACAGTTTCAGCTAATCTGAAGCGTCTTGAAGAAAAAGGATACATCAAATTAGAATATGAGTTTGAAAATGGAGAAGTTAAAAAGAGATATATTTATCCATGTGTTGATAAATCGTTAGGGGGTATACCGAAGAATCCGCATACCCCTACCGAAGAATCATTAGGGGGTATACCGAAGAATCGTAAGTATAATATATCAACTAATAAATCAATTAATAAATCAACTAATAATATATCGGACAAGTCCGATAAAGAGTCTGATTTAGAAACTAGATTTAATAATATTTGGAAAATATATCCTAACAAAAAAGGAAAACCGAAAGCTCTATTAGCTTATAAAAGAGCTGTAAAATCTGGAACGACAGACGAAGAGATTAAAACTGGTCTTGAAAACTATTTGGCAGAAATTAGAGTTAAAAATACCCAACAAAACTATATAAAGCATGGTAGCACATGGTTTAACGGTAAGGGTTGGGAAGATGACTACGATTTAATGCCTATTCAAAATCAAACGTACAAAAATAATAAAGTTGTCAAATCTGCTCCAGAATGGTCTAATCCTCAAACTAAAAAGGATAGGGAATATATGACCGATGAAGAAGTGGAGGCTTTAATAAATGGCTTGGGAAATCCCTAAAAGTGCATTTGATAAAGAACTTGCGGAATATTACTTGAGTTTTGTTCCAGGAGTAACTTATCAGCAGTTTGTAAGATACGTCAAATGGGCCCATGAAAAAGAAATTGTAATGAACCCAGTGACCTTTATTGCATCAGTTAAGAAAATCAGCAAAGAAGCAGCAACCGAATTAATGATATACGGAGAAAAAAGTGAAATTTGA